TTTTCCAAATAACCCCATCGTTTTTTATACGCTGATAGTAGAATGTCCCTTTTAGATTTCAAGTCGTCCAAAGTATATCCCCAACGAGTGTATCGTTCTATTACAACTTGATTACCTTTTTCTATCATATTGATAGTACATTGTATCTCTGATAGTTCTCTTAATTGATGTCTCTTTGTCATAATGTCTAATGTTTAATTGTGAGGAACAAAGGTATGGATAATAAAATTACTGGCAAAACTTTTTATAAAAAAAAACCCCACACATGAGAACAAGGTGGGGTGGGTGCAAAGAATGGCATATAGATGTGCACCACTTGAGTCAGCAACGACTATTTTTTATTAAGTATCTCTTTAGCAGATTGAATATGAGCCTGCATCTTCTCAAATCTTGTTAATACCTCTTTGGTTGGTCCTTTCATTGCGAAGTCAACCATTACATCGGTTGCAAGTGCAATCTCCAATAGTGTGGGACAATACCCACATGATTCAAAATACTTCTGTACCAAGTGTGATTGGTTTTGGAAGATGATAATTTCGTCTTTTGTTCTCTGTGCCATAGTGTTTAAGTTTTTACAAATGTAATATTTTATTTGGTATCTGACAACATTTCTTCATACGCTGCATACTCTGCTTCAAGTTGTTCTTGTTCTTTCTGTGCAACCCACATTTCATAATCTCTATCCAAATCATCAGGATAATTCGTTATGTCGTTTTCTAACTCCCAAATTTCATCGAGTAATCTTTTTGTTTGTCCCATAATTGTTCTTTTTTTTATAATACAATTATAGGTATAGGAACCGAAGTAGTCAAGTATATACAAAAAAAAATCAGGTTTTTTTTAGAAACCTGACTTTTAGCACTAGAAAAACATATACGGCTAGAGGGGAAGCACAATGGAATAATAAATGGGAGTATATTAATAAAAAAAAATAAACAATGCAATCTTCCCCTCTACATCATAAATATAAAAATAGTATCTTGGTAATCAATTATTTCTTAAAAAAAATTAATCAGTTATTGGTCCACCAATAACCCAAGCATCACAAGTTCTACTTGCGGCACATTTGAAGTCATATGCTTCACAATAACCCAAGTCACCTGCTTTAATTGAATCGTAAGGGTCAACACCCACATCACCCAATCCTGTTGCGATGCAATCTAATATTTCTTTTGTCTGAACGAAAAAAGAACAATTGGCACATAAAGCCTTTTTAGCTTCATCTGGTTTTGTATTGAATCTATCAGCCTTAGCTTTCCAATAATCCTCGTTTGGAAGATTGGGGTCTAATGGACCATAGTTGGATTGGTCAATACATTTCTGTCTATTGGCAATATTCAATGGAATATCTAATGTTGCTGGTGGACAATCTTGAAACATAACTGGTTCAATTATCAAATTATCTTCGTCTTCTGATAATACGATTGTACCTGATGGAACAACCACCTTTGAAGCACATCTGGCATAAGCGGACTTATAATCCAATCCCTGTGCTTTCTTCTTTGCGATACAATCCCCTAATACAGTACCCTTTGTATCTTCTTCTCCAAATGATTCCAAACGAGACCAGTATTTGTAATATGAGTTGAACGCATTTAGACATTGACCCATTCTGTCTTTCATGTCTTTGAACTGTTCTTTCATCTTTGGATGAGCGGAACATCTTTGAAGATACCTTCCCCTGTTCTCCGTCTTCTTTGGCTTTAACACGAATACCTCCTCCGTCTCATTAGAGACCGATACAGACATCTTCTCCTCTGATTTGGTATAACATATCGCTGAGGCTTGTTCTTGTCCGTATTCGTCAATTATTTCACTAATACAACGGGATACAAATTTATCTTTGTCTTCTCCTTTTTCTCTTGCGGGAATTGGCATTACTTAACTTTTGATTTTAAGATTTTATTTTCTTTGTGTAATTCGTCTATTTTTAGTTCCAATTGTTGAACCTTGATGTTAAGGGACTCAATTTCTTTCTTCAAATCCTCAATAATATCACGATAAAGATTGATTGATAATTCAAGATTTCTTAGGACCTGATTATCTGTCTCTGCTGTTGCTCTGCGTTTACCAACAAACCATGCGGCCGCAGCAGTCAACGAATTAGATATAAGTAGAATAATAGTATCGTTCATAATAAATTAATTAGTATCCCCACAAACAAGCGTATTCAGGACCAGAATAATATCCAATACCTGCTCTTTGCATTCCTGTTGCTATATCATATCCTGAGAATCTACCAAGTGACATTTCAACACCTGAGAAATAATTTTTACCCAAGTGAGGTTGCATTCCATTTCTTGTTGAGTAGTTGAATACAGACGGATATAAGTTAGAATTCCAAATGATTTGTTCAATCATTCTTTGTTCGAAGAATTGAGACCTGTCATTAGCCGCTGTCTGCATGTATTCCATCTCTTTGATTGTTACAGTATTCTCGGCTCCATTAACAATACCATTGTTTTTGATACGCATAAATACAGATGGTAAACATTCTGCATAAGCCGCCCAAATCAATAATGGTTGTGCAAAGTATTCAAGGAAATTGTAATCATTGGTACTCAAGTTTGAATTCATAACCCCATCCAATAATTCCTTATAGTATTTTCCACCAATAATGTATTCCAACTTCGTTTGTTGTACTACAGAAATAAATGGTAGTAAAACTGCCGATGTAACATTCTGGTCAATGTCTGTAAAGTTTTTAATCTTGGTCTCCGACACGAGGAGTACATTTTGTGGTATTAATGCTGACATATTATACTATTGTTTCGTCTTTATTTTCATCAACGGCAACATCCTTATTTACATTCACCGTTTCAATCGGTGCTGCGTCAGGAACTGTAACCATTTCAAATTGTTTAACCTCAATCTCTGCTGGTTTATTATCTCTTAATCTTAAAAGTTTGTTGAATATGCCGAGGACCTCTTGCTGCAACGGAAAAATAACCAAATGCTGAAAATGATTTTGGGCTGCTAGGTGGTCTGGACTTCCCAAAGCACCAGGTGTACGAATACCCAATAATTCAGGACTTGAAATCTGATGCGATGTGAGGATTGCTTCTTGAACCTTTTTAGATAATTCAATAAACATTGTATCAGTTCCATTTGTACCGATTGATGTAATTTCAGGTGCTTCTTCTTTTGAATTGGCAAAGGTCAACATTAACTTACCAGGGTTATTACTTCCACCATACTTCGCAGTTAAAGTATCGTAGATTTCTTGTCTTTGTTCAGGAGCAGGAATTCCTGAATTCAATGCGACAAATAAAGATGGTTGTAGACCATTCACAATGTTTGAATGGAACCAGTTATAGATTTCAACCTCAGTTGAGATTGATGTTGCACCTCCCCAATATGTTGGGGTTGCATAATATTCATTACCTGGTGAGTGTGTGGTATAATAGAATACTTGTGAAGGCTCATCAGCATTGAAATTCATTGCTGGTAATTTTCTTGGTGGGAACTTCTTTGGATTTGACCAATCTGATGAATAGTAGTATTCATTTACTCGGTCATTGATATCACTTCTACCCGCTCTAAGTTTTGATGTATCCATTGAATACATTTCAAATCCTAAATCTCTATCTCTCTTATACACGATATTAATACTGAATGCACCATATAAAATAAAATCTAAGGTACACTTATTCCAAATATCATATAAAGAATCACCCAATGAGTTAACCATCATAAGACGAGAATTATCCCCGTCCTTCAACGATATTTCTTCTCCCCTAACTCCATACCACTTTGACATTATAGACGCTCTGTGCGTCGGAGAACTGTTATATAGACGAATTAATTCTTGTGGTGCAAGGTTTGCGATACCATAGAAAACCCATGGCGTTCTTGTGTTATATCCTGGCTGTTCTTCAATGATTGGTACTCTAGCTTGAGCGAAGTCAAATACTTTGAATAAATCATTATCTAATTTCTTTTCTTCCATATATCTATAAATATATTATTTTGTCCTGTTAATCATTACCAAGTATTATATTGGTATTTCGTTTTGAGATAGTTCACTACATTGTTGTATTCTGTTGTAGTTAAGATTCTGTTATAAACCAAAAATTCAAATATCTCAATATTAGTTGATGTTGATGAACTTGGGTCATAACCAAACTGTAATGTGTTCGCTGTAGTTCCCGTGTTAGTTGTTGTTCCACTTGTTCCTAAAACATCATTATAAGATGCTGTAAAGAACGAACCTGAAGTTCCTGATGTTACTAATAATAAAGGAGCGATAGTTCTCGTAGGTGAAGTTGAAGAACCAGGTGTTTTTCTCGCTACAGAAGTAGTAGATGTATTTCGTGACTGCCAAGACCAAGAGTTATTATTTGGTCCTGTTGTGAATAAATCAATTGACCAACCAGCCGCATCTGTACCATTAACTTTCATCACAGAGAATACTGTAGAAGATGAATAGTTTGTTGAGGTAAATCCACCAGTCATATTATCTCTACTACTGAATGTAACTGCTTGACCACTAAATGAACCTAAAGTTGATGTTTGTATTGTAGGTTGTTGATTCGCTGTTCCTTGACTTACTTGACCTCCCAATAATCCATAGTTAGTCCAAGATGAAATTGATGCTCCACTTGTTGATAAGAACCAATATTGTAAGTTAGTTAAACCTGATGGACTAAATGGTGGTGGTGTTGAACTTGGAGTAGGTGTTGGACTACTTGTATTTGTTGGAGTATTAGTTTGAGTTGGACTCACACTTGGGGTAGGTGTTGGAGTTACTGCTGCAGTTCCTGTTGGAGTTGATGTAACAGTCGCAGTAGGTGTTGGAGTGATGGTCCAATTGTTATAGTTCCATTTGTTTTTCAAATAAACCAACACTCTATTTTGTTCATTTGAAGTCAGGATTCTGTTATAAAGAATAATCTCATATAAAGTTCCGATTGAATCAGCAACAACATCAGACATTCTAACACCTGTCATTGTTGTACCAGCACTAAATGTATTAATTGTACTTGATGGTGTTGTGTCATTCAATGTACCGCTAGCAGAAGTTGAATTACCTGAAATGTTAAATAATGCATAAGGATATTTGCTTCTTGTAGTCCAGTTATTGAATTGAACTTTTCTACCTGGCGTTCTACCTTCCATTATATCGGTACTTGTATATTGAGATGAAATACCCTCACCATTGTTTGTATCAACAGAGAATTGTAATGAATTAACTTCGTTTGGTTGATAAGATACGATAAACAAAGTATTTCCTGATGGAACTGAACCTGATGTTGCACCACTTAAATTAATTCCTGTTCCACTAAATGTAATACCTGAATATGGTAATCCATTTGCGAACTGAACCAATTGTGGTTGTAATGATGTGTTGGCTTGCGAAACAACAGCACCTGTGATACCACTCCAAGATGTAACAAATGTTGTTGGACCACTAACTCTTGTTGAATAAGTTGTTCCACTTGACGCATCAAACCATTGGAATAAATCTGTTAAGTCAGTAGGAACAAATGGTGGAGTTGTCGGAGTAGGAGTTGGAGTTCCTGTTCTTGTAGGAGTTGGACTCGCAGTATTAGTAGGTGTCTGCGTTTGAGTTGCAGTGTTAGTTGGTGTTGTAGTATTCGTTGGTGTTTGCGTTGCAGTATTAGTCGGAGTTGGACTCGGAGTAGATGTTGCAGTCGCAGTTAAAGTTGTTGTTGTAGTAGGGGTCTGTGTCTGTGTATTGGTTGGTGTTGGCGTAGGAGTAGATGTACTAGTCGAAGTTGGACTAGCAGTTAAAGTTGTTGTTGTAGTAGGCGTCTGTGTCTGTGTTTGAGTAGGTGTCTGTGTCGCAGTATTAGTTGGAGTATTTGTAGGGGTTTCAGTAGGGGTTGCAGTTGATGTTCTTGTAGGGGTAGGAGTTTGACTTGAGGTATTAGTAGGAGTATTTGTAGGCGTAGATGTTGGAGTCGGAGTCATTGATTCCGTTGGTTCTGGTGTTCTTGTATTGGTAGGTGTTTGAGTTTGGGTTGCAGTATTTGTAGGAGTGTTGGTTGGAGTAGGTGTTTGTGTTGATGTTACAGTAGCAGTTGGAGTTGGTGGATTCAACTCATTTGGTGCAAAGATATAGTTGGAGTTAAACTCATTATTAGATATGAATTCAACATAGTATTCGTTTGTTGTGTCAGCAGATGTAACAATCACAACCGCTTGACCATATTCAACAGCACCATCAGATAATGATGGATTCAAGTTTCCTGAACCAGATGGTTGTTGAAAGATGGCATAACTATATAAGCCTTCGTATGGGAAAGCAATCTGACCAGTTCCTTGTCCTTCGATAAATTCAAACTCATCATATCTACTTCTTGAAACAGAAATATCAGTTGGAATGAATCTAACTTGTTGTTTGGAAAAAATGTGTGTGAAAGAAAATAACCACTCAGGATTTGGAATCGTTGAGTTCTGTGATACAGTTACCACAAGGGAATTTCTTTGTTTGGTTTTGATTATCAGCATACGAAAAAAATAAAACACAGGGGGTTATTAGCCCCCCATGTTAAATATTGATTATTATCCCTGAACGGTGATTCCTGTTGCGATTGATGCTAAAGAACCAGATAATTGATTCATTGGATTTGGTTCAAGATATTGGAATGTCATATTATATCCATTTTGGTCTCCAAGTGCTTTACCAGTTACTGATGTACCAGCACTGATGAAAGAACCGTAGGTTTGGCCACAAAGGAAATATTGACCATTATTATCTTCAACAACAATCGCTAATCTTTGAGATTGAGCAAGTGTCTTTAAGATATTTCTCTTGTCTTGACCAAGTTTACTGAAATAAGTTACGATTTCACCTTGATAGAATACAGTACCATTTTCAAGAGACGCGTTAACTGTCTCTGTCAATTGAGATGATGTTCTAATCAATTGGAATTCGTAAAATGTTCCACTTCCTGATATTGCAGTGATTGTGTCTCCAGTTGAAGATGTGATAGATGTGACATTTGTATAGTCAGTAATCCACATGGTAGCTAAACCACCTGTGTTATCGCGACACCCTAACTGAATCCCTGCTGTTAAATTACAAGCCATGTTATATTAGATTTATTAGTTTTTGTTTATTTATAAAATGGTGGGGGATTTCTCCCCCGACCAATATTGTTGGTTCACAATTAAGATAAACCGTTAGTCACAAAGAACTGAGGGAACGCAATAGCTGTTCCGATTTTCCATGCTGCCATAATTCTTACTTCTTGAACAAGTTAGGTCTTGGCTTGACCTTTTTATGTTATCGTTGTTTTTTTAATTTCAACTTCACCATCTTCATTTTATACATGGTGTTCAGACTATATCATCACCTTTTTATCGGTGTCGGATGCTCGTGTCGGTTTCATTGGTGTTCTACCTGTATACCGTTAGTCGTTGAACCTTCCTGATGTCCCCATCAGGCTCGGCTGCTGATTGTCTCCTTAGAGAGTTTCCAGCAATTCTTCCGATTTTACAAGACCTTCAAGTTGTAATTTCTTGATTGTTAAATCTTGTGACCACCACGCTCTGAATGAATCTTCATCAGATGTAAGGTCAGTACCTACTAAGAAATATTGTTGTGGACCTAATACGATTAAGTTTGAACCATTCAATCCTGGTACACCAACTACTTTATAGTTAGTTTGAGGATGGAAAATAGAATAAACAGAACCTACTTTACCTACAGCAGCACTATCAATGTAGAAGTTGTTTACATTTCTAACTGCTTGTAAGTAACATTTGAATTGACTCTCACTCATAAAGATAACGATATCCTCACGAGAGTAGATGTCAGCAGACATTTGGTTAATTAAGTTATCAATTTGTTGTAATACTGCGTTTGCTTTTTCAGTTGCGTTAGAACCTGTTACAGCACATAATGCAGTTTGACCTGTTAATTTAACACCACCATCAGCAGTGTAAGAAGCAGATGCAAAGATTTGTTGGAAACCAGGGAAAGTAGAACCAGAGAAAGCACCAGTTGAACCTGTGTTAGCTTGCCATAATCTTAATTCGTTACTTTTCTTGATTTGTCGCGTTTGCAAATCAATTATCGCCTGTTCGAACGGTGCCTGCTCATTGTATGAGCCTGCGTTTAAGTATTGACCTAACCATAATGTGTTAAGTTCTTGTAAACACAATGATTGGTTTACTTTTAATGCTTGAACGGTTACAGGAGCAGTTGTGAAAGTTACTTCACCTGCGTTGTTCCATCCGCAAGCAGTACCTGTTTGTGGAACTAATGTTTCAGATAAAAGGTTAACATTTTGAGTTCCTTTGATACCTGGAATTACATTAACATAATCCATAGTGACTGGTGATAACACCGCTTCACTAATGATGTCAGAATTCAACTGGTCTACATAGGTTTGTAATCCACCTAAATCATAGTTGAAATTCATTTTTGAAAGATTGTTTTTCATCTTATTTTAGTTTTTTATTTTTCTTTATTTAATTATCGAGCCATGCTCTCTCTCAATCTTCTCATCCCTTCCAATTTGCTGTGAACAGATGGAGAAAAAGTTTCTTGGTTTATTGTTGAGTTTTTAGTAACTCTTGAACCTGCTGGTTCGCTAGAGAACTTTTTGAATTTAGCTTCAAGAACTTCGTTCTTTCTTGCCAACTCATCAAGTTTGGTTTCCAATTTTTTGATTGTAGTTGTGAATGCTTCAACAAGAACAGAAAATTCTTCTGATACTTGTTCAACATTTTCTCTTTCCATAATCTTACCATCTTTAACCATAACTCTAATTTTCACTTCGTTACCTTCCGAATCTTTTAATTCTAATTGATGCTCACCATCTGGTGCTGGTACTTTTGAACCATCCTCTTTAACCACATCAATAGTTTCACCAACATCAAATGTTGGGGACTCTAATTTAAGGTCTCCTGATTTTGCTTCAGCCATCTTTTCGTCTTCCATGTCTTCTTTTTTCTTTTTGTCTTC